ACGCCAGTACCCATCATGCCGTTCTTGAACTGCTTGCTGATAGTGTCGGTGGGGTTGAACAAACCTTTCATGCCTTCAACCAAACCAGCGTTAGCGGCTGGATTGACGGTGGCGTAACGTGGGTTCATCACAGCAGCGTTCTCGTTCAGCTTCTGCTGGGCTTGCAACAGCACCAAAGAAGTAGAAGGAGTGGTGCCTGGCGTGCCAACGGTGTTACCAATAGTACGGTAAGCGTTTGCAACGTCAGCATCAATGCTGGAAGCCAACTGGCTGATACGAGGCTTCAACACACGTTCTGCGAAGTCGTCCAATTGCATGGTCAACTCAGCCGACGTGAAGTTCACGCCAATGTGCTTTTGGGTAGAAACAGTCAGAGTGGTGAACTGCTCGTTATCGTCCTGAACTTGCAGGGCGGCACCGTCAGTGACCAGAGCGCGGTCGGGCAGACGGATACGCAGTGTGGAGCCAATTTTGGCACCTTGCACAGCGAAGCTGTCATCGTACTGGCGGTTCACGTTGCGCGTGAGAACCAGGTTGTTTTCGAGAATCTCAAGCGCTTTGCGCGTGATCATGTCAATGGTTAGGATTGAGTTAGACACAATTAAGTCCTTTAAAGTTAAAAATTAGCGGATACGCTGTGCTTCCCACTTTTTTACCTGTCTCAAGCGTTCAGCTTCAATCCACTGTGACGCCGTTGTGTTCTTGGTAGAACGCGGGTCAGTAGTGTCAAGTGCTGTCGATCCAGAAGATCGTGCATTCACAGGTGAAATCGGCGCGGGCGCAGACGTTGTTCTTTTCATGGGAGGTTCAGCGGCCAATTTGGCTTCAATCTTCCCAATTTCCTTTGCTTGGCCGAGTGGCGACAGACGGGCAATACGATCTGCATCTTTGGGGTTGGAACCAAGGTAGTAAGCTAACTCAGGCCCAATGTCCGAAGACTGGATTGTTTCAGCCATGACGTTTGTGATGCTAAGTTTGGGGTTGTACGCGACTTGTTCAAAGTCATCGTATTTACTCCGTGCTTCTTCTTCACGCTCGTGATAGCTCTCAAGAACTTGCGATTGCTGCTTTGCAGCTTCTCGTTTGGCAATCAATTCTTCAGCCTTCTGATATGCCAGTGCATCGGCATACGCTTCAGGTGTTTCAAACTGGTCAACCGTTTGAGTTGCTGGCGCCCTCAACACCTGCTGTTCGGCCTGGCGTTGCGCTTGATCTCGTTCCCACTTCCGTTGCTCTCTTGCGAGGCGTTTCCCAATTGCGGCATCAAGTTCCTCTTGCGAGAATGTCTTGGCAACCTCAACTTCCGGCGTTTCTACTACAGTTTCAGGCGCAGCCGTTGCTTCCTGTACTGGCACGGGTGTAACCGCTAGGTTTTCGACTTCTTCAGTCATTGTCTTGAATCCTTAGATTCCCTGGTGTTCTGCACCAGTACAGTTAATATATCAGAAATACGTCACTTCAATCAAGGATGTCAGTGGCGGCGCTTCTGAGAATGTTAGTGTAGCACCACTCAGGCTAAACGTAGACTTATTCTGGTAGACACCATTGATGTAAACCTGAATGTTGTTTTCGTTATTTGGTGATGCGCTTAAAGTAAACGCAACCGTTGACCCGTTACCCGTAAAGTTGTTGACTGACAGATTTTGGCTGCCCATGCTAGGCACATTGTCGTAAGTGGCAATTGATACATCAGCCGAAGTCTTCAGGATGTATTTGTAAATATTTCCCCCAACTACCCACATTTGCCCACCAGGCACCCGACCAGCCGAGTCCAAGACAATGGGGTTCGTATGGTTTGCAACACCCGTGTAGGTGGTGTAGGTGGTTGCTGGAGTGCTAGAACCAGCCTCGTAGGTGTAAATCTTTCCACCGGCCAAAGGCGAACCATTGGCATCAGACAGTTGCCAGCCTATGCCAGCAAAGGAGGATAAAGCGTAAATCATTTGTCAGCCAATGCAGTAGTAGTAACTTCACGCAACACCAGCATTACAACGGGCCACAACATAACGATGTAGGCATTGTAAGGTGCAGGCACAAACTGTCCAATGAAGCCGCTATTGGCCTCAACAACAGTCAGCAGCGCACCTACTAGGGCTACCCAGTAGGTTTTGCTTTTAAACCGCTGGAGTATTGCGTTCATTTTGAGCAGCAACGTAAGCGGCAACAACTTCAGCAGTGTGGATAGATGCGGCAATGGCTTGCACTTTAGCATCTTCACCGCTTACATCAGCACCAGGCACGACAACGTGGCGGTGAAACTTGCTGCTAATTTCAACGCCATCTTCTTTGATAGCGGTTTTGGTACGAACTTGAAGGCATCCGTTTTCAACAACTTCAATCAGATCAACAGATACAATTTTTTCTAACATGATATTTCCTTGTTTCCAACCTGACCATCCAGTCAAGCATTAAGGTTTCCAGTTGTCCGAACTGGTACGGTTATTTAGCAGTCCATCCAGTGTTACCTGTGCCAGACGTTTTTACATAAAGCGTTGTACTTGTACTGCCATCAGTACGGGAATACAAAGCCCCAACAATAGCTGTAACCACGCCTTCAGGTGAACCCGCACCGCTTATCCAAGGTGTAGTCCCACTATAAATAGGTGAAGAAAAACCAACATTATTAGAGATGTTTTGAATTGTTGATGCGTCAGTTGTTGCAATATTTATTTTGGTAGTTCCAAATACACCAAGTACGTTGTTACCTGTAACTGTCCCATAAGTTACAGAAGAACCTAAATTAATGGCGTATCTGGTTTTGTCTGTAGCACCTGAATTTCCTGAATAAATTGAACAGCCGGTGATAGTAGGGAATGCAGCGTTTGCATAAATGCCATCATAAGTGTTTGCGGTATTGACACCAGCGTTATGAACGCTTGCGCCAATTACAGAGTTGTATGGGCCTAGAAGGTCAATACCATTACCATTACAGTTGTAAAAAAAACCGCCAACAATTTGAATTTCTGTGCCAAGAGAATAAAAGTTATAGTTTGATCCTCGATTGGATGACCAGCAATTATTAAAATAACACTGGTTTACACCGGAGTTAATAAGAAAACCAGATTGACCATTTGTATCGCACACAACTTTTGTGCAAAGAAAATCAGATGGTGCTCCAGAACTATCAACAATAAACTTAATTCCATTAGCTGTGTTTGAAGCTAATTCTAAAGTATCTAAATAAATACCTGTTACTAATCCAACCACAGAAATACCATCACCTGTGTTTGAAGCCGCATAGCAATCTCTAATCCATACGCCAACAGTAGGTGTTGATCCATCCGTATTTAACAAAAACCCATGATTTTTATTGCTTGTTGAATAACAACGAGTTATTTGCAAAGAACCAGTGCTTTTAAAATTAAAACCTCTAAAAAAAGAACTAACCAATACTTGCGTAACAAAACAATTACCGCCACCTTGAATATAAATTCCATCACCTGTTGGCGTAACTGCTGTATTTTGAACAGTCATATCTCGCAAATCAACAAAAGATTTATTAAGAATCGTAAAACCGTTTTGCCCTGCTACAGATGCTTTAATGAACGTAAGGTTTTGTCCAGCGCCAAAAATAATTTGATTACCAACAGGAGTAATTGCAGCAGTTGTTTTATAACTTCCAGCCGGTATAAATACAGAAATACCAGTAGCTACTGCTGCTTGAATACTAGTAGTTGAATCATCAACTCCAGTTGGGTCAGCACCGTAATCCAACACATTGGCATATGCGCCAGTGATTAAGGAATATGAAACTTTAGTAAGTGACATTAAGATACCTCATAAATAATTTCACCAGCTAAACTACCGCTTGCAGAAGTTAATGCAGTTTGCCCAAGTGGGTCAGTATATGCGCCGCCACTTTTAACCGCACAAATTGCGCCTTGTGTTGAAACGTATGACGAAACAGTAAGTCCATCACCAGCAACGATTGTAGAATACCCAGTATTTGTAATGCCGCCTTGTGCAGAAATAAAACCCTGCACATTTCCTGCGTTGACAGCCGTAAACGGTAAAGCTATCACCATAATAACACCAGCACTTGGCCTTGCACTCCAAGCCAAATTAAACCTAGCAGTTACAAGCCTACCAACTTTTGTGTAAGTGCCTACTTGAGTTGTGTAAGTAAAAGTACCAACCATACTGCTGTCAAATAATAATGCTGGTGTCCAAGTGCCTTCTTCATAAGAAGATAAAACAGTTCCCGATCCAAATTGAATGCTAGTTGCTCCAACTGCACGGCCTGCGGTCAAGTTAGCAACAGACACTTGTTTAGTTGCGCCGCTTTGAACAATAGGCAATACCTCAGTACCGGCAAGCGGTGTAGTTGATGCCGGTAGGGCAGAGATTTTTGAATCAGCCATTTATCACTCCAAAAGGATCAGACCGCCATCCTCTTGCACGAGGTTATCGCCGATCTCGGTTAATAGGTTGCCCTGCACAGTTGCATCGGCATAGCCAGACAGGAACGAAATCACGCTCCCAAGGCCAATGGATACGCCATTGCGGATGGGCATTCCAAAGAAGCTCATACAATTTTTCTCATTGGGTGCTACTTACTGAATATTAATGGGTTTGCAGTAGATTGTGCCACCCGTGGACACCTGAATTGCACTCACGCGCCATTGACCGCTAACGCTAAAAGGCACTTTGAACGGAATGGGTGTAAACGGTGGGACTGGGGTGCTGGCCGTTGTGGCCGTAACACCTTCGCCTACCAACACATAGCAAGCCTGGTCAGACCAGACAACCACACCTTGGAGGCCAGCGGGCCATGTACCAGTCACGCCAGCAGTGCCGGTGTAGCTAATGGATTTGGCTGGAAAGTTGGTATCCGCTAATGGGTTTAAGAGTTCCATGATGTTCCTTTACGCCAAGAAGCGCAGTTTGTACAAAGTCCGCAGATAAATTTCAATGATGTTGTCAATCAATTGCTGCAAAGATGTATCCGTTTTATCGCATACCTCGTAACGACCAGCTTCAATTTGTTTCAAGGAATCTTCCAAAAAATCAATGACGTTGGTTGTTTTCTTTGCCGATTGTAGGGTAATTGGCCCCAATAAACCATGCCGCCCCTGATAGGTTTCAGCAAAATCATCAGCCGCACCAATAATGCGGTCATAAAAAATATTCAAGGCCACATGCTTGGAGTAGCTACGGGTATTTAAATGCACCGAATGGGTGACATCCCGCGCCAAGAACAGCAGTCCTACAAAGTCACATGCTTTCATTGTGGCATTCCTTGTTGTGGCATTGGTTGACCTTGCATTGGCATACCTTGGGGCATCTCACCCATAGTGTCTTGCATGGATTCACGGCCAGGCATCTCACCTACCAAGTCACCCGATGTAATCATGCCGTGGACGGTGCCCATAACAATGTCCTGAATCTGCTCTGGACTCATGCTGGCTTGCACGGCAGTCAGGCGCTGTGTCTCAGCTTGAAACGCCTTGACTTGAGAATCAAACTCTTTAACCTCAATCTCACGCATATCCAGCGATTTAGACACGTTCTGTAGCATCGTGTGCATCTGCTCCATCTCAGCGCCCATAGCTTGCATCTGCTGTTGTGCAGCGGCCAATGCTGGGTTGTCTTCACCGTCAGACATCAGTTTAGGGTCAATGGTCTTGGCAAAGCGCTTGGACATCTCCTGCGCACCAGGCCAGTCCATGTTCTTGACGAACAGGTCACCGGCCACTTGCCACAGTTGAGGATTGCCCT